GTCCCACGCGCCGAAGCAGCGGCGGCCCGCCATGCGCTCGGCCATCGTCAGCCAGCCATTCGTGCCGACCTGGCATTTGTCCCACTTGGACATGTTGAGCCAGAGGGCCTGGTCATCGACCCACTGGTTCAAATGGTAACAGCGGAAATGCGCTTCCTTGACCGGGTTGCCCTTCGCAAGGCGCGCTTCGCCGCGCAGAAACTGCAACGTCGGCGACAGGCCGAGCGACGGGTTCGCCGATCGCCAGACCGCCTCATCTTCCCAATTCGCGTCATCCGGCGCGGCGAAGATGACAACCAGCGTCGAGGGGTCGTCAATCGTCCCGTCGAGGATCTGCTCGCTTTCTTCCCAGATCTCCACGCCGGTCTGGTTCGTCTTCAGGCCAGCGGTGGACGCGAACAGCGCAATCGGCTGCAGGCGAGCACCTTGGCCCTGTCGCAGATCGTTCTCGATCTTGCGGCTTTTCCACTCGTGCATTTCGTCGCCAAGCGTCACGCTGGGCGACTTGCCATGCTTCCCCTGGTCGCTGCCCGTCAGCACCACGAAGGACGACGACAGCGGCTTCAGCCACATGTGGCTGCTCTGGACCTGAATGTCCCGCGCCAGCACTTCGCTATGCGCCACCATCGCCTTCATCTTGGCGAACGGGATTTCCGCCTGGTCCTCGTCGCGGGCGAAGGCATAGCCTTGTCCGCCTTGCAGCCCCTCGACCGCCCAGAACATGAGGGCGAGCGCGGCCAGGAATTCCGACTTGCCGTTTTTGCGCGGGATCCAGAGGCGCAGGATCTGGAAGATGCGCACATGCTCTTCCACTTCCGCGCCCGTCATCGGATCGATGATCTGGATCGGATGTTTCCACCCGAACAGCAGGCGGACAATGATCTCCTGCCACAGGTTGAGGCGGAACGGGACGCCTGCGAAGCGATCGTCCGTCAGCCGGAAAATCTGCGGCCATAGCTCGACGACATGGTCGGCCTTGGCATGGTCGAACCATGCACCGGGCTGGCCCGCCGCTTTCTTCCACGCGCCGATCGCCCAGGCATAGGCCGGGTCGCTCTCGACCGACGCGAGCCAGGGCGGCAGCGGATCTCCTTCCCGCCACCAGGGCGACAGCGTTGCCGCTGCCGACTGGTCGTCCATATCAGTTTGGCCGCTGTCCCGGGGGCGGTGTGTCCATGCCGCCCAGCATGCCGACCCGAGGGCCGACATCAGCTGCGGGCTCCCGCGTTTCCTCTTCCTGCTCAGCCTTACGCTGGGCAGGGACAACCAGCGCCCCGCCGAACAGGCCCGGGTTGGTTGCCGCAGCGCCAGCCTGATTCTTGAACAGGTCATATTCGTCGTGCGGCGTGAGCCCGAACTGCTTTGACAGCGACATCACGTTGTCGAAGCATTCCTGCCTGCGACGCACGGCGGGGTGGTCGCGGATCATGAAGCCGCCCGCGACTGTCTTCACGCGCTGCGTCATGCCTTCCTGCTTCAGCTGATCGTTCAGCGAAACCCAATCGGCATAATAGACGCAGAACATGGCGAAGATCATGCGGTGCTGCTCGGGCAGGCGATGCGTGCGCGCCAGGCGCGGCGCCATCTCCCGCCAGACCGCTACCGCGCCAGAATAGAGCGGGCCCTGGTCGATCATCGCGGGCGGCTGCAGCACGTCGCCCGACGTGGACGCCATCAGCAGCTGCGCCACGCGTTCGGCTTCCTCTTCACGCTTGCGCGTTGCCGACTTGCGCCGATTGGGGAAGCCCTTCGCTTCCTGATCGGGGTCGGGCCTACGTCCACGCGCCATACAAAATCACTCCTCGGCCGACCGTCGCGCGGCCCACCTCCTTCGCCAAATCGCGCCCGAATGCAGCGCCTTAAAAAAATATCTGGCGCAGAATTTCGCGCCGATTTTTCCGTGTCTGGACCGCCGGTCATGGGGCCGGGATCGCTAGACTTTGACCACCCCCCCCTCGGGGCGGGTCAGGTCAGGGGCTCGCGACCGAGGCGGCGGGCGAGCGCGTCGATCGCGGCCTTGCCCGCAGCCTCGACGGCCTGCTTCATCCCCGAATGGCATGAGGCGCAGCTGGCGACCCACCACTCGACCCGCCAGAACACACCGTCATAGGTGCGGTGCGGGTAGAGGTGGTCAACCAGCGTGGACGGTTCCACCCGATCCTCCAGCGAGCAATACTCGCAGAGCGGATGCCCCCGCCGGAACGTCGCTGCTGCCTTCGACCATCGGCTTGTATAGCCGCGTGAGGCCGTCGAGCCGCGCCTGTCGTCCGCCTCCTTGCGGGACTGCGCCTGCGATCGTGCGCCCGCTGGTCGTAACCGCTTTGGCATGGTCGGCATGGCGTCACCCAAAGAGAAGCAGGGCCGATGTTGCCACCAGCCCCGCTTCAGTCATCCAAGGAGAGGAATGCTTGGCTCCCCCCAATCGCACGACTGGACCAAGCATATATTTGAAATAGGGTCATTCACTGCGGAAACGGACACCCATTATTTACTCCGGAATAATTCCGGGGGTTGACACATTCCGCAACCGGAAATGCTGGCTTTCGTCGCGCATCAGAGCAGATCGTGCGACGAACCGTTGCGGTTGAGGCGCACCGCAATGCCGGTGATGGCCCTCGAATAGCGCTTCCGCAGCGCCTCCGCGCCCACCATGACACCCTCCGATTCGGCAACGTCCCGCCAATCGAAACCGACCTTGCGCGAGCGCAGGCGCAGCACCGTGGCGATCAGCGACCGATCGCGCGGCACCACCCACTCGATCCATGCGCCGTCGCCCGTGAGGAGCCGCTCGACCAGATCAACCTGGGCAGAGCGCAGGCCGGGGCGACCGGGCCGCGTCTCCATCCAGTCGCCCTTGCGCACATCACGGATGACGGCAGGCATGGAGGAACGCGAGCAGGAGCGCAGCCACGCCGCCTCACCATCAGGCATCCGCACCAGATAGCCCCACGCCTCCACCAAGCGCTCCTGCACCGCCTCAAACGTCCAATATTGCGAACCTTCCACTGCCGGAACCGTCATGCTCTCACCCTTCCACTACCCAACTCTATGAAAAGCCTATCTAAATTCTTGTATTTGGAAGGATTGGAAGGATTGGAATGATTATTGTATATTTTCATCACGCATGCGCCCGCGCACACGCGCATATGTGAAGGAAACATGCGGACAATCATTCCAACCCTTCCAATGGCGCAGAAATCCGCGCTTTCTTCCTTCCAGTGATGCTTCCGCCACCCTTCCAACCCGGAAGCATTCGAGCCTGTCGCGCCGCCGCCGCTCAGAAGTCGGGCACGAAGTCGTCGTCATAGGGCGGGGGCGCAGGCGGCATGTCGGGCGCGGCAGTGGGCGCGCTGGCGGCCTCGTCGGGCAGCGTAGGCACCACATCGCGAACCTTGCCGTTCTCATCCACGAAGTCGCTCACCTCGCGCACCAGGCGGATGCCGAGCCATTGCATCCCGTCGCTGGCCTTCTTCTGATAGCCTTTGTCGAGCATCGCCTTGGCGAGGCCCTTATTCGACCAGTCGCGTTCGCCTGCCGCCTTGCCCCAGGCCAGGAAGACCTCATGCAGCTTCGATGATTGGATGCGTCCCTGCGGATCCGGCACGGTGCAGAGCTTGAGGAAGCGGCCGAGCGGGTCGCTGGCCTCCCGATATTCGGCCGTGGCGTCCTTCACCGCCTGCGGCTCGATCAGCCCGTTATCGAGCCAGTCCAGCAGGCCGCGCACGATATGGTTGAGCACGCCGGCAGCCTCAGCCCGCAGCTTCGCAGGCAGCTGCTCGTCACGATCGCCGTCGGCGACATGCGCGTTCCACGGCACCAGCTTCATGCGCCGCCAGATGCCTTCGTCCGTGCCGGGAATATCCGGCTTGTAGTTGCCGCCGATCGTCAGCTTGAACAGCGGCATCAGGTCGAAGAACCCGCGATGCAGGGCGCGCACCGCCATCGGTTCCCCGCCCGTCGCCGCCTTGATCAGCGCTTCATTGAGCTTCGCCCCGCGCTCCGGCTCTGACGCGCGCAGCATGCGGACACCGCCAAGGCGCGCAAGATCCGGCGATGCCTGTTCGCCGCGCTTTTTGATGCCCTGGTCGAGGAAGGTCTCGATCCCGATCGTGCCGCTATAGTCGCCGACCACATGGGCCCACAGGTCGATCGCGGTCGACTTGCCGTTCGCCCCAAGACCATACCAGAAATGCAGCTTCTGCTCCGATATGTCGCCGCTGGCGCTATATCCGGCCCACTGGTGGAGATAGCGGCGCATGCCGGCATCAGGCTGGGCCCATGCCAGGAAGTCGTCATAGATCGGGCTGGTTGCGGCCGCGTCATAGGTGACGGGCGCAAGCTTGGTGTTCAGATCCTCGCGCCGGTGAGGCTCGAGCGTGACGGTCGAACCATTTTCCTTGTCGCGCCGGAAGCGCAGCGTGCCGTTCAGCACGTTGATGGCGAGCGGATCTCGATCGAAGTCCTCGATCGGCGCGGTCACCCACCGTTTGGCGAGACCGGCGATGCATCCGATCCGACCCGATCCTTCCGACGCGCGGCCCCATTTGACGATCAGCTCGGACAGAATGACCGGGCCGCTCTTCCAGTCGGTTATCCGGTTCATCGCGCCGATGCGCTTCCCGCTGTCGCGATGATAGTGCCATTGCGTCGCCAGCATGATCGGTGGCTTTTCATCCTCCGGCAGCGGTTCGTCAGGCTCGACAAAGCCCGTCGCAGACACGAAATCCGCCTCCCGCTGGATCGACCGCACCGTGTCGAACACGGCCGCCTGCACTTCCGCCGGCAGCGTATCCTTGTCCTGGTCGAGCACCTTCCAGCGACGGCCGTCCCAGCCCAGCCAACCCTTTGCCGTAGTGAAACGGAAGCTGCCGCCATAGCGGGCGTTGAACCGCTCGGCATTGCCGAGATCCGTGCGCTGGAATCCGGCACACCGCATGTCGAGCAGCATGGGCGCGATATCGAAGCCCTTGGCGACGCCAGCGGCGAAGCTGCGCTCGATATCGTCGGCCGAGACACCCTCGACACCATCGGCCACTTCGTCGATCGCGTCGTCGGCCATGTCCTGGTCGATCAGGCCCGCGCCCACGCGCCGACCCATGCCCCAGGCGAACAGTGTGACGCCATCCTTCGTCCGCTCGGCCGAAGCGACAAGCGCCGCCAGCCGCTTCACCGCCACCGCCTTCAGCCGGTCCTGCACTTCCTCCGTCTGGTCGGAGAATTTCGCCTCCATGGTTCCACCCGGAAGCTTTTGATCCTCAACCACCCACCGGGGGGCCGGGGGGAACTCGGCGTTGAACAGGCCGCGCCAATAG